CTTTGATTTATTTAATTTCTTTGACCAATATGGAGCAAGATAACAGTGAGCAGAACCTGTTACTGGATCTTCATTTATTCCAACACCTGGAGCAAAAAATCTCGAATAAAAATCATATTTGACATCTGATTTTGCAGTTATTATAAACCCTCCTCTGTCTGACTTTTGCAACAACTGAAAGTCAGGTTCTATTGTTTTTAATCTTTCTATACTGTCTATTTCAATCAAATATCTTTTATCATTTCTCCCTACGTAAACAGGTTTAATATCAAATGCCTTTTCAATAATCTCGTTACTTTCACATTCGTCCACAAACATCTGAGGAAAATCTAATTCAATCATATCATTAGTAATCCTTGCCGTCAAAACCCCACTTTTAGTATCAAACTTTATCTGCTCATTACTCTTTAGAAATCCTGTCTCATATAAAATGTGGGCAGTAGCAAGAGTTGCGTGTCCGCACAAACTAACCTCAGTTTTTGGCGTGAACCATCTCAGGCTATAAACATTATCTATTTTAAGTAAGAATGCTGTCTCAGAATGATTTATTTCCCCGGCAATCTTTGCCATTAAATTATCTGGTAATTCGTAATCTAAAATGCAAACTCCTGCTGGATTTCCAGCATATGGAATTTTAGTAAAAGCATCTACAATGTATGTCTTCATTTTTTTTTAATTGGTGGTAATAACCATATGCCGCACAATTGCACCATGTAGTTTATTTATTCCTCATTTTAAATCAACTTTCTTATTTTTCATCAGACCTCACTTTATTTTCCCACCCGATACAATCGCGAGGGAGTAAGTTCTTACCATTTATTTTGAATTAATAGGCTGTCAAGTACTATTATGCTTCTTTCTTCTAATCCATTTTTTCTATTTGAAAAATGTTTTCGTATGTCAACAATATCTTTTTTTACTTGAATACTATCATGAATAATAAACTTCATTTTTGTTTGATAGTCAACAATATCCATACCTCCTATAAAAAGCACACCAGGTTTTTCAATTCTAAAGATTCGTACTTTATTGACTGTCTTTAAGTGCAATTTCATGTTTCCAGCATCAAGTAAAATGTCATCAAGTATATAGTCACCTAACTTTAAATTATAGAAGTATGCATAACTTTTATCAAAGTATTTGGGTGTAAATTTTTCTCCTGTTTCCAAACTTTTCAAAACTGGTTTAGCCGGACCTTCTGAAATAGTCATTTTGCCTAATTTCGCAATCCATTTGTAGTTTGCAATAACAACAATTTCATTTCCATTTTCTGTAGGTGGTAATTTTGCACTATAAAAAATCAATAAAATTGCTGTCAGAAATAACATGTAAGGAATTTTTCTTATAAAACTCATAATATTTTGTTTTAAGTTGATCATTTCATTTAGTTTTAATCTATGCCCGCTTGCTCGGATTCTAATCCTTACCAACAATAACTATTCTTCTTATTTTTCTTATTCTGTACGCTCGGCTCTGCCGCTTGGCTTGCCAAGAATTCCCTAATTCTGTAAATTCTGATTCAGACTAATTTTGCCAAATTCCCACACGATACAATCGAGATGGAGCAGGGAAAGAATTCTCTCTTTGGGATTTTAATTTTTTCTTGCATTATTATAGAATTCATAAATAGTATCTAACTTCTTTGCATATACAGTACATTTTTCTTTGTAATCTGTACCATATGGACATGATTCAACTTTAATTTTGGAGCAAACATTATAGAATGCTAGTCTTTTGTCTATTGTTTCTTTAAATAAATCAACAGAATACTCTTTTTTCCCTGTGTAAAATAGTGATATTAAATTTATGCTTTCTGATGTCTTAAAAAAATCTTTATGACTTTCTAAAAGACTTTTGATTGTTGAACCTGAATGGACAACATCAAATATGATTGTGACATTAGCATTTGGAAGAAAATTCAATTTTTTTTCATGTTCTTCATGATCTTTATATCTATATTCATACGGTAAAAAAGTAAAGGGACTATTCATCAACAAAGATATTGATGAACCTATAAAACTTCCTTCCATCCCAACCCCAATTATTAAATCTGTTTTTAAAATGTCTTTCTTTATTATTTCAAAAATTGCTTTCTGGCACATCAAAACCATTTCTCTAGATTTTAGAAGTGTTGAAATATCTAACCAATTATGCGATTTCGCAGTTTCATTCCAATGGAAATGACCAGATTTAAATGCTTTATTTTTTTTTATATAGTCAACAAGAAAATCAGAATAATCAAATTCAACTACACTTTCAATTGTATCAACTGTAGATTTTGTGGTAGTTTCCTCAAATGTCGTTGATTCAATAACATTTGGAAACAATGAAATATTAGAATTTGAAGTAATTTTTGGCTTTTCAACTATTAATAACTCTTTCGAATTTGCGGAATCATTTAGCAAATTCCAAAATCCAAATTCAAGATGTTCTGGCTTACCTTCTTTCTCAAGTTTAAAAAAGTTTGTTTTTAGTTTTACATTAGAATCAGTCTCAATGATTTCAATTATATTGATATAATTATGAATATCTTTTTTATTTATTCCTAATGAACCTGTAGCTATGTAATTACAGAAATCTTTATCATCTTTATATGAACCATAGGTATGTTCATGACCAAACAAGAAAGTTTTAATGTTGTGACGATTGAAAATACTAACTTTTTCAGACCAATTTTTAAGAGTTGCTTTACCATCAATTGTACTAATTTTTGGATTGTGATGAAATATGCATAATTTTTCGTATTCACTATATTTACTATGTATTTCTTGTAACTCTTCATCTAACTTTTCAATTTCAATGTCTCCAAATTGAACTTCAATGTGTGATGACATTAAAACCGAATTCACCCCAATTAAAACTATTTTTAATTCATTTAATGGAACTGTTTGAACAATGATTTTATCTGTTAGGAATTTTAAAGATTTGTCACTAAAGAAATCATCAAAAAAGTTTTTATAATGAGCGAATTTTTCAGAGTTAAATTCCCTCGCTTTTTTCAAAGATGTACTCGTAAGTTTATGCTCTTCTACTGCCTTTTTATTTTCATACCAATTGATATCATGATTTCCAGGAACAATTATAACATTCTCCTTTTCTATCTTTAAATCTTTAATGAATTTTTCAAGAAACTTTTTTGTTTTTTTATATTCTTCAACTGTTGAAGTATTTGATAAATCACCTGAAACAATTAAGTAAAACGTTTCAATATTTAATCTTTCTTTTTCTGACTTGACTAAATCAACTATGCTATTATGAAAAGGCAGCTCATGAGTCGTGAACCATGAAGTGGTAATAAGCTCACCGTCATCATTTCTGTGTTCAGTTATATGGAGATCTGAAATATGTATTATCGCTTTTTTCATTTTATATATCTAATAAAGGGCAAAAAACCAATAGCGAACAAAAAAGCGCAAACGGTTACACGTAACTAACAGTAAAACAAAAGAATGAACACAATGAGACTAAAATGGAGTGAGAAAAAATGAATGCGTATGAATGCATTATCACGTAAAATGAAAGAAAATGCCGCAAAAACTGCAAAGTGCCCGTGAACAATGGGGTAAAATGAATGAGCAAAACAATTAATTATATAAGGATTTACTTCGGTAAGTTCTTTTTTTATGCTCAAATGTAACCTTTAAGAATCAGAATGTAACCGCTAAGGTTACATTATTGTAACCGTAAAATGTAACCACGGTTACTAGGTTAAAAATTACAAAAGGCGAAAGTTTAACCTTTCGCCTTTAGCTACGGATAACCACAACCGTATTAAATACACCGACACAAAGATATAAAATTTAATCTTTCATATCATTAAATTTGTCAATTATTTTATTTCCGGCTTCTTTTTTTATTGCACTTATTATTAGTTTCTCACTATAAGATGTAATTGTGAGTTTATTCATAAATGAACTTTCATAACTGAGACTTGTAATGTGTTTTAAATCAAACTCTTTCTTTATATAATTAAATAGTACTACTGATGAAAAAATAAGCCTTTTATTCGTAATAGTTATAACTCCTGGCTTGTCATTCATATTGCAATTAGTTACAATAATTGGTTTTTCATCTTTTGACAATGATTCAAGCATTAGATTTATGGATTTCTTAGATAAACTTATTGATTTGCCAATAAATATATCATTATTTATTAATTCATTTAGTTCCATTGAATATGTAGATTTAATTAGCTATTTGGTCTGATAGCATTGAAACGAACACTTGCTTTTATTTGTGCCAATGCTCTGACATTAGATAGTTGAATTTCTTTTGGTGAATGGTGTTGATTTTGACTTACCAACTTAATGCAACCTGGTATATCAGATGCATGAATATATTTGATAACAATATACTCTTCACCTTCCAGATCGTACGATAATAAATACATCTCACCCCAAAATATATTGTTGATCATATCATGTATTTGTCGATATACAACTATATCACCGGATTTAATTAGCGGGTACATGCTATCACCTACAGCATATAGTCCACCATCTACCTTTCCAAGGTTTGGAAGAGATATATAATCAACCGGTATAAATGAACTTGGAGACTGAAATAATGATACTAACCCGGCAGCTGCTTTTAGGTTATATATTGGTATTGTTTGTTTCTCAAGTGTCTTATAAGATGATGATTTATCATTTAGCACTAATATATTTCTGCTTTCTACCTCATGCGATGATTGCTTATCCATCATTGAGCCTTTTCCCAAGATAAACCAGTCGTAACTAATTTCGAGTTTCTCGCAAACTTTGTATATAAAATCGAACTTAGGCATTTTTCCACCTCTATAATTACGGATATTAGCTTCACTTGTTCCCACAAGCTCAGCAAACTTAGTGTTCTTGCCTTCAGCAAAATGCACTACTAAGTCGCTAATTCTGTTTGAAATATCCGTTATTGCATCCATATTCGTAATTTATTTCGACTAATAATCGAAAAAAGTTTCGTTTTTGTTTGTTTTAATCGAAACTTGTTGCGATATTTGCACCGAATTACAGCACAAAAATACACAAAAATATGAATCTGCAAGAATTACAACAGAAAAAACAACATGGAGACACGTTGCGAATTATGCAAATTGCGAATAAGATGGCTGTCGAAAGAGGTATAAAAGAGTATAAAGAAACTTCAGTAAGACAGATGCTTAATGGGACAAGAACTCTAAAACCTATTGTTGAAGAGGCTGCGATAAAGTATTACAACATGATTAAATAACCCTTTAAAAATTATATATATGAAAAGAAAAATTATTTCAATTGTCAAGTTTATAGCTTTAGTGGCTATTGTGATTGGATTTATTGTGTTGTTAATCATTGTATTTAAAGCATCATGACTAAACAATTCTTTCCAATCTGCTCAATTATATTGATGTGTATTACATCAATGTTTAGTATTTGTAGTTTGATAGCTGCTATTATAATTAATGGTTATCATTTGTACGCAATTAGTTTTGGCATGGCCATACTAACTCTATCTATGTATCGCGATTACATGCGCGAAACTCCCCGCAAAAAAATTACAGTTCACATTAATTCATTTCACCGTGTTCAGGAGCGTATTGGTATGCTGAATATGGACGTGATTATTCATCAGCAAGGTGAATGGGTGGAAATTGTATATCCTGAAATTGAATCGGAACGTCTGACCCGATTACTCTTTAGAAATCAAGTAAAAATACATAATTAAAATAAAAGAAATATGGAAAACAAAGAAGCAAAAACGGTTGATCAGATGACAACCGAAGAGTTACAAGCCTATTTGGCTGAACGGCGAAAAGATGAGATGGCTCAATTGAATAAGAACCGTAATGAGTACGAAAAGTACATTGAAACCAATACTTCTCGGTTGGTTCGCAAAGCCATTAAACTGAATAATATTCTGACAACATTCTTTGAGAATTCAACTAAGACTCTTGAAGAAATGCGTGAAAAACTAAACGAATACGGTGCGATTCGCGCAAACTCTAAAGGTGGTTTTCACTTGAAAACAGATGATGGTCAGTACAAACTGGTGTACAGGTATTCAACAACGTGCGATTGGGATGAGAGAGCGGTTAAAGCCGAAGAGTTACTAAAGGACTTCTTGGGAGATGTAGTTAAGAAACGCGATAAGGAATTATTTCAAGTAATTATGGGACTTATTGAAAAAAATAAGGAAGGTAAGTTGGAATTAAGTAGGATTCAAGCTCTTTATGCACAGGAATCAACATTTACAGACCCTCGTTGGGTAGAAGCTATCCGATTATTCAAAGAAAGTTTTAGACCGGTTGATAGTAAAATGAGACTGGAGTTTTATAAACGATCTGAGGTATCACAAAAATGGGAGCCAATTGTACTTAACCTATCAAGCCTATAATTATGGAACAAGTTGTAATATCTTTTAATTCAGTGATTGAAACGGAAGTAAGAATGGCTAAACAGATTGAAATTAGTCATGATGAGATGCTTGAGTTTCTAATTTTAGGAAATGTAGATAAAGTAAATAAAGTGATTGAAATGGACGAAGTGACTGAAGTGATAAGTCAGCAGTTGAATGAAATGTTACTTAGCATTGTTCCTGACGAACGAAAAAATAACTGTGTTAGCATGGTTTTCACAGATATTAAAGTAACGCTTTTACAATAGCCCTATTTGGAATTAACCGCGGTTCGTTTCCGCGGTAGGGTTCAAAAAAATAAATTATCAAGTTATGCAACAAGAACTTTTTATTGACCCACAAGGTAGATTGATGATTTCTAAACAGCATTTGCTTTTGAAAGGTATCTATACTGAAGTATCGTATAGAAACCAAAAGAGCAAAGGGCGTTTGGAGGATGTGAAGATGGAGAATGGACGCTATGTATTTGTGGATAGCTTAACCAGTGTTACCAAAGCAAAGGTTATTGAAAAGTTTGCAAACCTGAAAAATGAGTATTCGCAGTTGCTTCGCACGGCTACCAATGCCGGTGAAGATTGCGCCCCAATGGCGGTTGAGTTCACCGCTGAGTCACTTCAGATCAATGAGCCTTTTATACGCTCGACCATTGAAAGCTATATGAGTACCCACTACACGCTTTATACAGCTTCTTATCTAGACCTTGGATTACATTCTAACTCGGTAAAAGGTTATGCAAAACAATGCGCTTTGGTACAATGGATGTTTGATTTTGTAAGCAAAATACAAACTAGCGAAGTGGATATGAAGCGTTGCGAAGTGTTGGTGCGAAGTTTCCGGATGAACTTGCTAACATCTATCAGTAAGATAGAATTTGAGGTAAAGATACCCCGGAGCGAAACACGTTTCAATAAATGGTTTGATGATGTGCTTACTGCAATGGATAAAGGCAAACGCCCACAAGATATTATCCAGCCAAAGCGTATGAGTAATGAAAATGCATCTAAAGTGACTGATGAACAATTCAGAATAGCTGCATTTTGGCATATAAACGGTGTGAACATGAGCATTGCCAACTTATACAAGAAATGGAAGCAATATGGTCAGGAAAACGGCTGGTGGATGGATGAAAACGGAAAGTATAATCCGCCAACCGAAGCCAGGTTATATCAACTTCTTGCCCCGCTAAAGAATCCTAACCGATTGGAAAAAACAGACGGTATGGATTATTACCTAAATACAGTTCCAACGGCTACGCGCGACCTACCAACCAAGAAAAACCATGTATGGGTTATTGATGGTACTGCTCAGAACGAAAACGTTGAGTTTAAAGGCAAAGTACGCCAACATATTTACGCTATTAAAGTGGCTGATGTGTCCACGCTTCGCATGGTTGGAGTATCAACATTGATAGGTGTAAAAGAACCGTTCTACGCGGTGAAAGAAGCCATAATGATGGGAATTATTGAAACCGGATACAAACCGGCTATTATACATTGTGACCACGGTCCGAGTTACAAAGAACTGGAACGTTGGTGCGAACAAAATGAGATTAGATTGTATGCTTCTCGTACCGGTAACGCCCGTGCAAAAACTATTGAGTCACTTTTCAACATGTTCGACAATGATATTACCAAGTTCATGAAAGGATTTAGCGGTATGAACCGTACTGCAACGGGTTCTATCAATTCAAAACCATCCGATAGCCGTGAAACAAAAGGCAAACATGCTGCCAGGAGTGCATCCATAGCTATGGAGTGGGCAAAAACCGAAGGTATGAAGTCCTGGAATGAACGCGTAATTGAAACGCTGGAGAAAAAGCCTTGCAACAAAACACCTTTCGAGATGTGGGATGAAAAGGAAAGCTACGTACCTAAATTGAGTTATTCCCAATTATGCATGATGTGTGGAACGCTTCATGAAAGGAAACTAACCATCACCGGTTTAGAAGTCGGTCACGATGGTAAAGATTATTGCTATTTCCCTAGCATTGAAACGCCTGATCAACGCGCTTTTGCTGACCGTATATTCACTTACACTCCAATGGATGCTAGTACGGCCAATAAGCTTAAAATATACATTCTGAAGGGTGGAGACCCCGCACCGGTGTTTAGTCACGACGGCAAATATCTTGGAATTTGGGGACTGAAAGTAAATACAGCATACATAGCCGAAACCAAAGAAGAAAAGAAAGTACTGAGTAACATTATGGCTCTTCAGTACCGCGTACAGGAAACGGCTAAAGCGATAAATGCAGATATTAAACAACAGGTAAGCATGCACCCCGATTATGAACGCATAGAAGAGCTCGGTAATGAAATGTTGACAGGAAAACGCCGTACATATGTGGACTTTGAAAAACGGATTGAAGGTAGATATGATAAAAGTGCTTTGCTGCTTGATGAAATTGAAGCTAAAGAGGCTCCACGATACAAAGAAATTGTTGACCCTGATACAGGTGAAATTCATAGAATCGAATTAAACTAATAAACCCTTTAAAAATACACCCTATGAGTAACAAAATTGAAATCAGTCCTAAACAATCCGCTTTGCGTGATAAGTTGGTAGTGTTGATGGACAAAAAAGCATTGAAACCTGCTGAAATTGCACGTATAACAGGCCGTTCGGAAGGTACTATTTCCGAACTTTTGAGAGACAAGAAGTCATTTTCTGACAAATTATTGAATGTGATCTATGACAGTCTGAAGGATTACCTTGGCGATGAAACGCTTGTTTCTACACGACAATTCAATAAGATGTGGAACATTGCCACTGCTTGCAAGAAAATGAGCGATATGCGCCTTATTGCCGGCAATACTGGCATTGGAAAATCAATCGTATTCAAAAAGTTTGCTGAAGAAAACGAATGCTGTTGGTACATTAAGATTGACCGAAAAGAAATGACCTGGAACCGCTTTTTAATGCAAGTAGCTACAGAAATGGGTATCCGGTTAGACCGCAAACGCCTTCGTTTTTCAACCTCTTACCTGATGGATAAAATCATTCTCCTAGTTGAAGAAAAAGCAGATAGCAATCCAATGCTTATTATTGACGAAAGTGAGGTAGCTAAAAACTCATTTTTCAAGGACTTGAAAAACTTCCGAACTGCTACCGAAGGTTTGTTGGCTATTTCCATAGTAGGAATTAGCGAGGTTATAACTCGAATTGGAAAAATGGCCGGACTTGAATATAAAGCCTATGAAACTTCAACAGGTTACAGCTATAAATGGTATCCAACCCGCGAAAACAGCAACATATACAGCACTTTTGCCCGTCGTATTTCGGTATTCCGAATTGACAACATAAGTACAGATGATATTGCTGGATTTTGCACACAAAAAGGCATATCTAACAATAAAGTATTGGCATTAGCAGGTTCTCGATGGTGGAACTATGAAGAGGCTGATAAAGCCATTAAACGCGCTGAACGCATGGGTATTGATTTAGGTAAAATTACTGCTGAAGAGTTTGAAATACTGTAACTATGAATAGTATAAATGTAACACCCGAAAAAGCAGACGAATTGCTTGAACAGGCAATGAATAGAATGCGCTGGAGACTAAGGTATGCATTTGCAGAAAGTAAATATCATGAGTTTCGTTATCACGAAAATAAGAAGCTTCCTGATTTAATAAATATAAATGCTTATTGTCTTAAACATTGGGGAGTTCAAATTGACAATATGACAAAAGAAGAGCTTCAGGAGAAAATTGCAATTGTTACTAAATGGAGAGAAAAACCAGATAAGAAATAATAAACAAACTAAATCAAACGCGTATGCCTAAAATCATTGACGAACGCGTACTACAGGGAAAACGTAATAGGGATGAAAACATTAGAAATGAATTCAATAAGCTATGGGATGCAGGTCTACGCTACGATATCATTGAAGAGAAAATAATCCTGAAGTATGGCGTTTCGGTCAGTGCGATAAACAAGATTATGAAGGCTACGAATAAACAAACCAATTAAATACACCACACCAACCAACTTATGGCAAAAAAGAAAATTTACAGCGTAAAAAGTATGAAAGAAAAGAAATTTCATACGCTTGAATTTGATGAGTTCTACGCTAAACTCATGGGTAAACCTGAACGCAAATTCACTATGATGTGCTATGGTGAAAGCGGCTCAGGGAAATCGGTTTTCCTTATGCAGTTTTCAAACTACTTTGCAAAAACATTTGGAAAATCGCTCTATAACTCGCACGAAGAGGGTGCAAATCAAACTATTCAGAACCGAATAAACAATTTCAACATTGATGCTCAAAAGCTTTTTGTGGCTGATGCAATGACTTTTGACGAAATGTGTACGGCCATTGAAAAGAACTATTACAGGCTTGTTATTATCGACTCGGTGAAGTATATGGGATTTACGTTTAATCAACTTCGCGAACTTCGCAAACGCTTCTCAAATCGGTTATTATGTATTTGTCTGGTCGATTTTGGAAGCTCGAAAGGTAGTCCTGATAGTGGTAAAGACTTATTGCATGCATCTGATATCAAGATGTACTTTAAAAATGGTCGTGTGTACTCAATAAGTCGCTATTTGGATGCACCGGTAGAACACCAATTATTTCTGCCTAATAAATCAGCAAATCAACATCCAACATTATTTTAAAAGTAAGCTATGTAGGTTTGATCGCCTGCATAGATGCAATCCGATAACCAAAGCGTTGGCCGGTATTATTAAACAATTAAAAACAAATTTATGAAACAACTTCAATTTGACGAGACAAAGGCTCGTAGCCGATACAAATCGGCATCTCCTGAAATTAAAGAAATACTGGAAGATACTTTCGGTAAAGAGTTTTTCAATGAATCAGTGGAAGATCGTATTAATTCACTTGAGGATGCACTATCAGAAACAGGCCGTCCTTCAGTACCTGACTTTAGTTGTGTTCCTGAAGATTTACGCCCATTTTTTCAATCAACCTACAAATGTGTAGTGATTGCTGAAGCTTTGAATGAAGGCAAAAGATTTGATATATACAATGAGTCTAATTATCGTCATTATCCTTACTTCAGAAATAATGGTTCTGCTTCGGCGTTCGGTTTGAACTTTACGCATGGCGCTGCTGCGATTTCGGATGCGGGTTCCGGTTCCCGCCTGGCTTTTTTAGATAGTAAAATAGCTAAGATTGCCGGTGAAAAATTCAAAAATGAATTCAGAGATATGTTATCACTTTAATAATCAATTAAAAAATTACCAACATGAAAAAAAATCCAAATTTAAAGAAAATTAAAACTGTAGAAGATGCATTTAAGGCTACAGGTAGACCACAAGTTGACTTTTCAAATGTTCCTGAAGATTTAAGAGAGTATTTTGAAAGCCAATATAATGCAGTTGTAGTTACTGAAGCTTTAAACGGTGGTAAAAAGCCGAATTGGGACAATCGAAATGAATTAAAATGGCGTCCCTGGTTTGTAATGTCTGCTTCGGCGTTCGGTTTGAGCGATACGTGTAACGCTATTACGCGTTCGGCTGCGGGTTCCGGTTCCCGCCTGCAAAATATTGACGAAGAAACTGCTGAGTATTCAGCAAAACAATTTGTCGATGTTTGGAAGGGAGTTCAATTAGGATAATAAATTTAGGTTGTTTGTCTTCGCTGGTTCTGCTTCAGCGTTCGGTTTGAACAATACGAATAACGCTAATACGAATTCGAATGCAGGTTCCAGTTCCCAACTGGTAAATGAAAAGGCAAAAACCTTGCTTCTTAGCAAAAAACGACTAATCTTTCAACGGTGTTAGTATCAAATGAGAAAGCTCCATTTTTGAAAGCCAGGCTTATGAAAAGAATAAATAATTTATTTGACAAAGTAGTCACAAAAGACAATTTGATACTTGCATACCAAAAAGCCCGGAAAGGAAAGTCCGGGCAATATGGTGTCAAGATTTTTGAAAGAAATGTTGAAAACAACATTGATCAGTTGTACAATGAACTGATAACAGGTGCATATAAAACCTCTGAATATAGCGTGTTTAAAATATATGAACCGAAAGAACGTGAAATATTCAGATTACCATTCAGAGACCGTGTCGTTCATCATGCGATCATGAATATACTTGAACCTATATGGACATCCGTATTTATTCACCACACTTATTCATGCATAAAAGGCCGTGGAATACATGCTATGTTGAAAGATTTAAAACAGGACTTGAAAGATATTGAAAATACAACATATTGTCTTAAACTAGACATAAAGAAGTTCTATCCAACGATTGATCATGAAGTATTAAAAGCTATTATACGGCGAAAATTGAAAGATAATAAGCTACTTAACTTATTAGATGAAATTATTGATAGTGCTCCCGGTGTCCCAATAGGAAACTACTTGTCTCAGTTCTTTGCAAATCTATATTTATCTTACTTTGACCACTGGTTGAAGGAAGAAAAGCAAATAAAATACTATTACAGATATGCAGATGACATCGTAATTTTAAGCGGAAATAAACAGTATTTGCATGAATTACTAAAAGATATAGACACTTATTTTGTGACTAATCTAAAGCTAAAACTAAAGGGTAACTATCAAGTGTTCCCGGTCGATTCTCGCGGTATTGACTTCGTTGGTTATGTTTTTTACCACTCACATGTTTTAATGCGTAAAACGATAAAGAAACGCCTTTGTCGGAAAGCTGCAAAGCTCAATAAAATGAAGCAAATAACAGACAAAGAATATAAAATTAAAATAGCTCCTTGGCTCGGTTGGGCTAAGCATTGCAATTCAAAAAACCTATTAAAAAAAGTAATAAATGAAAAAGTTCTCTGATTTCGGAATAAAAACAAATGAAGATAAAAACATATTTGCAGTGCCTATTATATCAATAGAAGAGGTAACTAACTGCGAAATAGTAGTGTTGGATTTTGAAGCTAATGTAAAGACTAAACATGGTCCAGGAAGATATATTGTGAAAGTACGATATGAAAATATAGAACGGAAATTTTTTACCAATGCAGCTCCTATTAAAGAGGCTTTGGATAAGGTTCAAAAACAAGATTTTCCATTTTTAGCAACTATAAAACAACAGCGATTTGGAACTGGAAGTGGCAAAACATTTTATTTCACATAAAACTAATAATATGATGACAATAAATCAACTGGTTGACGCTGTTATGGATGAGCATAAACGAATACAATGGTACGGAAGTAATTATAAAATGTCACGTGTGCTTATAAGTTCAGATTATATATGTTTAGTGAAGAAACACATATGCTATTCGCCAAACGAAACTATGCCTTTTGGAACATATAAAGGATATATAACGATTTTAGGCCTTAAAATAATATTTGATGATGATATTGATAAGAATGTTGTAAAAATACTATGTGAACTAATATAAAGAAACTAATAATATGGACTTAGTAACAGCAAAAAACATCCTGAATAATAGGACATCGACTAAAGAAGAACTTCGCGAAGCATTAGCCTTCGCAGTTGGAGTTCCATATAAAGAAAAATACAAAAAACAAGTAACGGCCTTTACTGTTTGCCGGGACTTCTTTTGCGAAGAGTACACGAAGTATAGCGGTATACGTTATTCATTTGGGGCTAAAGATGGCAAATCGTTGGCAAACTTGCTTAAGAAAATTGAAAAAATAGTGGATAACCCGTTGGATGATCAGATTATAATTAATGCTTTCAAAGTGACTATTCAGAGGCTTCCAGATTGGTATAGACAGAACGGATTCAGCCTTTCAGTGATTGACAGCAAGTTTAATGAGATAGTTTCAGCAATTAAAAAGAATGGAAAACAACAATCAACAGCAGTTACCGAAGACTATAAGCAAAGAGTCATTGACGATTTACTCGCCTAATATAGTGCAACAATCGCTTGCAACCGTAAAGACAACCAGCGATGCATTGGCTGTGTATAATAAAGTTCCAAGTTTGGCAAAGCTTCGCAAAGAGTTCGGAAGTGATAAAATAGAGGCAATTATAAAGCTTTACCTGATTGAAATAACAGAACTCGTAAACCTGAAGCGTCCACTGACAGAACCGCAAATTGAATATATTGCTAAAGAGGTATTATCAACCTATTACATGCTAACTATTGCCGATGTGCATGTGATATTCAGAAAGATAAAACACGGTGAATTTGGTAGCATGTATGAAAGCATGGACGTTCCAAAAGTGCTTAAAATCTTTCAGCTATACTTTGACGAACTATGTGAAATTGCTGAATACAATAGCCGTAACAGTGGGATTTGTGATAAATGGGATAACATAACATCGGCCACAATGACCAAGTATTTTAATGATTTAGAAAAGAAACTAAAAAAATGACTCACAAACGATACATGCACCCAACGATTGAACTTTGTCGGGACTGTGAAGGCACTGGAATAATGTATGTTTACGACAAATACGATATGTTACATCAAGAACCAATTGCAATAACCTGCACAACGTGCGAAAGCAGTGGACGGGTATTAGTAAGTAAAATAACAGTGATAACAGTTGAACCATTTAAAATCAAATAACTATATTTGCAAAAAAAATACAGCCATGAAAAAACTAATATTATCAATTTTCCTTTTAGCTTCGGTATTTGCCAGTTCACAAGTCAAGTTTATATCAACAAATAAGGATGATATGCGTGCCCTGAGTGATAGTCTGGTGTCCAATGCAAAAAGACACTATATATTCAAATCGGAAAAAAGTAGCGAGTATGCTTTTAAATATGAGTATGTAAATACCGTAGATGACTTAGACCGGTTATATGTTCTATTTCGGATTATAAAGAAAGGCGAGAATAAAGACTTGGAAATTAAAGGAGTTCCTGAATATCGTTTTGAGTCTGTTTCGGGGCGTTTCTTAGACCTTTTCCCATTCTGGAGTAAGTTTATCAATCCAGGCGAAAATATGGAAGCGTTGCAAGCTAAAGGCGTTACGTATATCAAACGGGATAATATGACTTATCTGATTAGTAAAAGTGGTGAAAACTGGAGTATATCATTGAATAATTATTAAACATCTATCATTATGGAAAATGAAAAATATAATCGTGCTTTTAATGCAAGATTAGCTTATGAAAAGAATTGTATTTTAAAATATGATTATACAGATGGTAGACCAAGTAAACCACCAAAAGTTGGAGATTCAATGCTAGATTTTGCTAATAGATTTGATACTACAATTGAAGAAATGAAAGATTGTCTTCCACATGTTGAAGACGCATTAAAAAATGGATTATAGTTAGACAAACAGCCCTGAGCGATTCTGCTCAGGGCTGTTTGTCTAAATCATTCAGTTTTATTTCAAAAGCTTCGATGTTCCGCTTATCCACTTCAGCAGAATCACCAATAAACTTACGAGCCGGAATAGTAACGTTGTGATTGCGTCCGGCGTTCGTTGTGCCCTCGTTTTGTGCTTTGGAGTACTCTTTATCGGAAACGATGTGAACTTCGGCGTTAGCAGCGTTTTTGTACTCAATACTCATACCCAAATCTCCAGTATCACCGGTTAGAATCTTTCGGGTTGCTTTTGCCCCGGTTACCTTTGGATTTAGCCTACGTTTTACCTCTTCCCACGATTCATTTTGATTATCCATAAAGCCTTCGTTCTGGAAGTTCTCAGTAAAAACATCCCTGGCGTTTTTACCCATGATAATGGGTGCATCGTCATCGATAAACCGTCTGGCCTCTTCTGACATGTTTAGTAAATGACTTGCAAATTGATCTCCATCCATAAATTTTGTATTAAATATCAGCTAATGAGTACAATTATTCAAAATATATTGTACTTTTGTCGTGTCGGAGCTGCGTGCTCTGACGCTACCCAAGGCGAATATGTGATTTATCACTTGTTCGCCTTGGTTCATTTTACGAATACGTGAACATCTTCCCCGGTCATAACAATGATTTTCTCAAGGTTAGACCTGTCATTCAAACTAAATTGCCATTTTGCAAAGCGTTCCAGATACGATTTTGAAACAACGTCGGTACATTTTATTACTGCGATATCTGCCTGTTGTGAAGCTTTTAATACATTTTTGCTCAAATGGTTTGCATCTGTAAGCTTAAATTCAAGTAAATTTCCATCTCCCAGACAATCAGGACATTTTGTTTTATGCATTTCCTGATACGCTTTTCCATAATAACGCGATCTCAATTCAACTTCAGACTGGTGAATGCGTGGCAATAAAGTAGCTTCTTTTACCACTTTGTTTTTTACCAATGCTTCTATAATCTTTGCATTTTCAACCGTTTCAGGCTCTTTTAGACAAAGGAAATGTTCTTTGTATTTCACGCCTGAAACTGTTACTTTGTTCATATAAGCAACATCGTCCGGATTATATAGTACTCCAACGTCAGGGATGTGTTTGTTGACACGACTGAAGTACGGATGTTTGTCCGTAAATATCTGATCGGTGTAATAGGGATTACCTTCGAGTCCGGGAGAAATAGGAACCGGTTTAATGTCGGTATTGTCAGTAACTGCTTTGTCGGTGTTTTTCCAATCACATTTACAATTATATATGCAACCAGGTGTATTGTTTGCTAAGAACTTGTCATCCATTGACCAAATACGGCCAACGTATGTCAGGTGAAGTTCACGCGGTGAAGCTGAACGAGTTCTCAACCATTCAATGTTTGGGAATAGGCGTTTTTCCTGTGTGAATTGCGCCCATTGTTTGGCCACACGACACCGGTGCGAAGTAGTGTTGTATTCAGATGCCTGGGCGCGGTTGGCTCTACCAATAACTACTTTTGCAGCTTTTTGATACTCTTCTTTGCTTCGCTCAACACCGTTTATATCCGCTTTACAGGCTTCTAGTAATTGAATGGTATAATTAGCCTTTGCAGCTGCTAACCGGCTGACATTGTTTTTAAATAGCTTCGCAGTCTCTTCGTTATCAGATGCAACGGCACGATGTAAATCGTCATTGTAGGTGTCGAAAATAGGCCGAATAAGTTCACTGCCTTTTCCCTGCCATATTTGTTCTACAGCACTATTTAAATCCGTTTGACGGTTGGCCAGCTGTAAGCTTGGATATTCAGAAATAGCCAACTGGCGCGTTTCTAAATCATTGTTGAAATAAAGTTTGTCGGTGTCGAATTCCCCATCTTCTAATACAACTTTTCCAAAGTTTAGAACTTTGGAAAAGTTTAGTTTTTCAGCAGATGGGGCTAATCGAAAAAACTGAGTGACTGGTTACTGGCTTTCGCCGGTTGTGTTTTAGGGTTCTCTTTGTCAAGCATTACACCGTAAGTACTTTCGATGTATTCGGTTGTAAGGTTATAGCCGTATTTAAGCAACTCACTGTCTTCCTTAATCTTTTCGCTGGGCTTCACGTTCTTTTTAGCCTGAAGCTCCACGGTGTAGCCTTCCGGTATATCAAAACCAAGGTTGCGCAAAACAGGAACGAAATCATCATTAATCCAGTCCTGAACATCCGCAATATCAGCATCGGTTATATCCTGGAACATTTGAAGGTGAACGTCGGCTTGTGATTTGCTAGAACCATCGTCCATGGTCATGGTTTGCCCTACAATACCTTTGGACATTTCTTTGTTGATACGCTCAATCTTTTTATCGAAAACATTGAAAGAATCTGTTTTCTGATTCTCTTTGATTTCAATTTCAGTCTGTTTGTCAAAGATTCCATAACTGGAAGTCCCCATCATTTGCAACCACTCCTGAAGCTCATCTTTGTGCTTTTTGGTATTGATCATTGTTTTTGCAATACGGATAGGCACACCAAATATTTGTTCAAACTCATCCCACGAAGCCCATGAATGTCTTTTATAGATGGTCATTGGCGCAATGCGCTCCAGGATACCGCCTTTGTCGGGTGATAGTTGAACATAGATAAGAAAGTTTGAAAAATCTTCGTACCGGATAGCAACACCGGTAGGGTTATGGGCTTCTTTCAAAAGCAGTCCTTTCTCAGGAATAATGTTTTCGCGAGGTATATCAACGAGTTTGCGAATACTTCCCGAAGTGAAGTCTGATATTAGGAACATGCTGTATTCATAGAACTTTGACTCCATTGCTTTACGGATAGCATGACGAAACCACTTTTTATTGATTTGTTTTGAACGCTCATCATCCTGTTTACCTTCAGTATCTTTGAATACGGCAATTTTATTTACCACCCGCAAAATACGTTGTTGGATAGCTCCCTGAAGGTGATTGTCCAACATAGCATCTTTGTACAGCTGTTGTATCAGGTACGTTACCGGATGAAAAGGGTCATAGCGTGCGAAACGTGCGTTTTGCCAATCGGTTACTTCCTTCCGGTACATGGATTCATACAACCGGAAATAGTCTATTTCCATAGTATCAGAACCGCGTGTATCTGTTATGGGTGGTTTCTTTGCGTTGCGTCCAGTTGGTTGTACGTTAGTTGGCTTTGCTGCCAATGCTAATTTATTGAAGTCTTTTTGCTTTTTCATATCTATGAATTAATAAGCTGAATTGTAACGTGTATTTCCACCAAAACGGACATCGCCGGTAGTTCCTTCGGTATCGGTTGTTTCGGCTGGTTTTGGAGGGAGTGTTCTGTCTCCCAGTTCACCTGTGTACGACTTTTCTAGCCAGTCTATTGTTTCGGCATAGCGTCGGGCTGCAACGGCATTTGTATCGCGTGTGTGGCGTTCGTATATCTCGTAAATTACAATATCCTTCAGGCGTTTTACGATAGACTTTTTACGTGCAGTACCTTCGGCATTGAAAATTGTATCAATGTCGTAGTAGCGGCTTAAATAGCCTTTCATTTTATCAATACTTTCATCGATAATGTCGGTTATAATTGTATCATCCACACCGGTAAGAATGTCAATGAGATTCAAATCACCGACGGTTTTAAGCTCTGCTTTAGTTAGAAATGCCATGTTAGTAAGTTATTTATATTAGTATCCACCACGTTCACGTTTACCAATTATCGGTTTATTATCAGTCTCATCGTTCTCTTCGGAATCTCCGTTCAGGTATTCCTGGGCTTTGAGAATTGCATCAGTCAGGGAGTCCGGAAAATCGACAGGATAACTACCGCCTTTCTCAAAATTGAGCATTTGCGCTTTAGCCTCTTCCCAGTCCGGGTTTTCTTCTAACTCTTCGCTGAAGTCCAAAATACCGGTGCTCAATACACTCACAAGCGTAGTATCTATTTTTGTGTATTTATCGGTTACGCTCTTTTGCGAAATTGGGATACTGATAGACTTGTATTTTTGTGCAGCCCTGATAAGAATAGGATAATAGATTACTTCCTGCGAAACCGAACCATCAAAATAGTATATCGTTGAGCCATTGATGCTCAGTATCTTTTTAGCCTGTGTATAATGATATTCTAGGGCAGTTTCGATGTCAGCCGTTTGCCGGCAATAAATGTCGATAACAGTCATGTGCAAGTCACGAACTCCAATTGTGGCAAATGCTTTGTAACATGCTTTATCAGAATAGGCAAAATCCCAGTTACCCACAATTACAAGGTAAGCATCAAACGACTTCGGCTTCACCATGCGTATCCATTCTTTTTTGATACGCTTGCCAACGTTTATAGGCGTGTTATAGAACTCACCCGAAAGCGTTGCAAGGTCATGCTCGTATTGATCAACTTTGCGTAAACAATCAGCCTTGGTGTATCTTTCTTCCCAGCTGGGTTTCCAGTCGCTAGAACTATTAAGCTGATCGTAGTACTTCGTTGTAAGGTTAACCAGGTACAATGTCGCGTACTTTTCCTTACGGATTTGGTTGTTTTTAGTATCAATCTTTTTAAGGTCGAAACCTTTACGTTCGGCCAAAGTGGCTACAAATCCCTTTTCGGTAAAATAGTTGTTGTTGATAATGGTTCGTTCAGAGTTCTTTGAAAATGCACCCTGTATATCACCGGTTACTTTATCAGCATATTCATGAACCAATGATTTATTCATTGATTTCTTTTTGTCCTCAATATCATCAAGCGACACATATTCAAGTCTTACACCATTTTGGCGAAGTCCACGAAACGGTTGATCAATACCTAATGCCATGAATGTGCAACGGTCGGTTGTCTCGAATTGTCCATCGGCCCAATTGCCATAGCTTTTTTGCATACCGAAGTCTTTAATGATTCGGTTGTTTGATTCAAATTGAACTTGCAAGTCCTGAAGCAACATAGCAGCGCGAACCTCATTAGCTCCAACAACCAGTTGGAACATGGCTTTTTGAGTCTGTTTAAGCCCGAAAGCGTAACCCATATTGGCATGAGTAGACTTTGCTCCACCGCGAAAAATGAGATTAAACAGCGTTATAAAGTCGTTGTTGTATAAGTCTTTATAAATAGAAGTATGATACCAGGCACAATCACTGTCAGCCATTGGTATGGTTGTACCTTTGCCAAAGTAGTAATTAAAGAACTGGCCGTAGTTCTCCGGCTTCAGCAGCATTTTAATACGCGCTTCCTGTTGTTCCGGTGTTTCTTCGATGATGTTATCAATCGTGGCTTTATTGATAAAAGCCGTTTTTTCACGAAACCGGTCGAGTAGTTCTTTATATTCCTTCTTAGTCATTTATCCGCGTGTGTAGTAAAATGCAATCTTTTTTAAATCATCCGATGTCATTGTTTTCGGAAAGTTTCCTAATTGGCGTTGATATTTAAACCATCGCTTGCTAATCATACGGATACGGCCTTCGTGTTTTAGCACAAACATCTGTGAACCGTATACTTCGCGATACTTATCCGCTTTACGCTTCAGGCGTTTGATTTTATACCCGATACGATACTCATTCAGTTCTGCAATCCATTTAAGGAATTCAATCTTAAGTTTACTCATTGCCTAATACTTCATTTGTTAGGCGGGTTAATACATTTTCCATTTTTGAACGTACCCCGCGTAAATCGTTCAACAGGTTGTCTTTTTGTTTTGGCGTTTCAGCCTTTTGAATGTCATTCATAAACTCTTCGCTAAGCATCTCAAAAGCTTCGTGCATATACGAAAGCACTTGTTTTTTGCTGCTGAATTTCTCAAAAGCATTGGCGTACTTTGCAGCCTGGTCAGGTGTAATCTTTGGCTTTTTACCATCGAGCAAATCGGCATAACTTTCGAGTATGGAGTTACGGATTTCGGAAAGTGCAATGATTTGACTCTTTTTGCTTCGGTCAAAATCATAGTCGCGTATCCAACCGTCAAGCGTCCGTTTGGTAACATCGCCCATAATATCGGCAATGGTTTGAGAGTCGAAGCCTTTGCAATACATTCGCCGGGCTTGTTCAATTTTAAGTTCGCGTTCGGCTTTGGTGAATTGTGCCATTTACATGCTTTTTAGTCGTTTAGTTGTCTATTTTCATTACAAAGGTTTTACTTTTTTTGTGGTTAATAAAACGCTTGATTTATAGTTGTATGGATTTCCGACAGTAGTTGTTTGAAAACCGGTCAACTATAAATCAAGCGTTTTTTTAGTGTTTTTTTTTGCTTTTACTTTGCTCAAAATTTAGAACCAAAATGGCCGAAAATACACGAAAACTACCTGAAGGAAAGTTGACACAAGATTTCGTTATCTGTGACAATACAGTCAATCGTTACGGTTGGCGCTTGCTGATTGAAGGTATAGATATGGAAGGATTTTTAAAGAATCCGATTTGTTGTTTGCAACACTCCACGTATATGGCACCCGTAGGTAAGTGGTTCAATTTACGAATTGAAGCTGGCCAGTTGAAAGGTTCTGTTGAATTTGACCGTAATGACGAAGATGCTGTGAAGCTTTATTGGAAGTATGCCGATGGCTTTATGAGTGCAGTAAGCCTTCAAATTATTCCGAAAGAAGATACAGAGGATGTAAAGATGTTGCTTCCGGGACAAACGAGCCCAACAATCACAAAATCGGAATTGCTTGAAGTGTCGTTGGTCACATTACCAGGAAACAAAAATGCTGTAAAATTATGTACCCCGGATGGGAAAGCTTATAAATTAAATTTAATCTCTAAAACTCCAATTATGGATAAAGTAGAAAAAACAGTTGAGCAACTTCAGGCAGAACTGACAGCCTCAAAAAAATTGAACGCTGATAATTTGGTGCTACGTCACAAAGAACGAGGCGTGTTACAGGATGGCGAAATTGAAGGCCTGAAAGAGTTGGCTTTACACAGTTACGACACAGTTAGTAAAATGCTAGATGCACGTGTAAAACATGAAGCACCGGCTAATACTGAAAATGCGGAAACGAAAGCGGATGCATTGGTATCGTTGCATTTTAATCGTGGAGCTATCAGCGAACCTGAAAAATTGGTTTTCAAATCGGCAGCTACGTTGGATTATGATGGTACTAAAAAAGTACTTGAAGCTAAAAAAGGCACTGACGGACTTCAAACTTTTGTGCAAGGTATGGGAGCCGGAACTGGTTCTGATAAGGGTAAAGATGAGCGTGCAGAATGGACTTATCTGGACTATTACAAAAAAGACCAGGAAGCATTATCGTTGATGATGAAAAATGACCCTGATAAGTTCAAGAAATTAGAGGGCGATTTTTTAAAAGAAAGTGAGAAGTTAGGCATTTCCACCACTGTAGAGGCGTAAATCGATTGCGAAGCCTGCGAAACGTATTGCGAAGTATTTTAAATAGGTATTAGTTTAATAAAAACAAAGAAAGAAAGATGAAAAGAATTTTAAGCGTATTTGGTTTGCTGCTTGTTTGCGTAGCTACCATTTTTGGAGCGGCTTATGCTCCTCAAGTTTTGGGGACGGTAATTGCTACCGGACCGGTTGTGTTGTCAACCCAGCAAATTGTATTTATGCGCTCTTTACAAGAAGAGTATGTAAAGATAGATACCTGGTTGAAAGAAGCTCAGGATTTAAGTTCGTTTGTGGCTGATGGACAGACGTTGCGTTTCCCTGAAGCGGGTGCAAGGCCAGTAGTTTACAAAAACCGGACAACCGACGTAGATAGCGTAGAACCATCCGAAACTACTTACGATGTATCATTGGATTATTACGACTCGCAGAATTATAAAATGCGTAATATCAACATGCATGCATTACCATTCGACAAAATTCAGTATTACACTAAGAAATCAGCTGATGCCATTTTATTAAAAGAGGTTGCTGATGCTGCTTATACTTTTGCTCCTAGTACTGCCGGTAATAAACGAATCATTATCCCAACAACCGGTCCGACTCGAAATGGATTGAAAATGTTGAAACTGGATGACATTGTATCATTAGCTAGGATATTGGATAATTATCAGTTCCCTGAAGGTAGACATTTAGTTTTACCATCAGATATGTGGTGGGATTTGGTTGTGAACAATGATGTTTTAAAAGCTCAATTAGGATTCCAACAACAAACAGGTGTCATTAATCCGAATGTGGTGAATTATTATGGATTTATGATTCATAAAGCAACTAATAACAGTTTGGTTTCCTACGACATTTCGGGTGCTGCTAAAGCTGCTCAAGGTGCTGTTATTACAGGTGATGTTGTTCCTGCCGGATTTGTATTTTGTAATACTGAAGTATTCTATGCCGGTGGAGCGTTCGAAATGTTCCTGAAAAACAAATCTCAGAATACTGAGGGTCGTGCCACTGAGTTTGGTTTTGCCCACCGCTCAAAATCGGATTTCACTAAAGATGCTCAACGATATTCAGCAATGATTTATCAGGACGTTGCAGGTGTATAAATTACAGGGTTAGTTTTTTCATAGGTTGGATAACCACTTCGACTCAGTGATGAGTTGAAGTGGTTTAAATAAAACGAAATGAAAAGAAGCGATATATACAAAGCCTTACGCGACCGGGCTAAGTCCGAACTGGAGTATCTCAAATTTGTGGATTTGCAAAAAGGTCAAATGCAAAATGAGGTACAAAATTACCCCGTTCCGCTTCCGGCTTTGTTTATCGAACTTGGAGATTTCCGTTTTAGTAACCTGGGCGAAAGCGCGCAAATTGGTGACGGTATTGTAAGTCTTTACCTATATGTCAATTCGGGTTCTGACACCTTCAGTACTTCCACCAGTGAAAATACAAGCTTAGATATCCTGGACAAATTTGATGATATCTATCAAGCCTTTGAAGGCTTATCCATTGATAAGCTTACCCCGCTAAACAGATTGGCAGAATACAAACCGCAATATGGCAAAAAGTATATCCTTTTCAGGGTTGACTTTAGCACCGCGGTGGATGATCAGAAAGTAATTGAACGTAACACAGTGGCTAAACCGGAACCGGATATTGCTACGATATATAAATTCAAGTCATGAAATCACTAAGAACTATTCTTATAGTTAGGCAATTTGAGGGTTGCAAACTGAAACCGTATTTGTGTCCAGCCGGTATTCCTACCATTGGTTGGGGTAGTACCCGTTATCCAAATGGTGTCCGGGTATCAATGAAAGATCCTGCCATAACTCAGGCTAAAGCTGATGAGATGCTTTTGTGGGATTTACACGCCTTTGAAGCGGATGTAACTATGCTTACAAAGTCGGTAGTACTGACACAAAACATGTTTGATGCATTAGTTGACTTCGCTTATAATTGCGGTTCTGATATTGACATTGATACAACTCCTGAAGGATTGGGTGATAGTACGCTTTTGAAAAAGGTATTGGCTAATCCGAATGACCCAACCATTGCGAATGAGTTTGCAAAATGGAACAAAGGTGGTGGAGTTGTATTGCCAGGGCTAGTAAAAAGGCGTAAAGCTGATGCTGATTTATATTTCAAAAAATAGGATTACATGAAGAATTATTTTATCAAGTTCCTGGCAGTATACGACTGGAATTCATTTGAAGAATTTGCGTTGTCGATATTTCCAAGTTATAAATACCAGTTGCATGGTGCCGTACTGACTCTTTCAGTTCTTTCCGGATTGGTTAATTATCTATTTGGTGTTACACCGGCTTTGGCAATTGCTATGTTTGTAGCAATAGTAATTGAAGTAATAACTGGAATAAGGGCTTCAAAAAGACTTGGTAAAAAATTTGAATCGTTCAGGTTCTCACGCTGTGTGATAAAAATACTTATATGGCTTGCAATCCTTTATATCATTCATGCATTCCAAAAGGAATTTGAAAACTCTAAGAACTGGATAGATATAGCAGCTGAAAACTTTTTCAATTTTACATTCATAGTCTGTTTGACTGGGTTTTTAGTTGAGTATGTTACCTCAATACTTGAGAATGTATCAGTATTGAAAGGAAAGGAAAAAACGGCTATTATAGAGGCTATTTCAGGTGGATGGCTAAACTTAATAAACTCCATTAAACCAAAGAAAAATGAGAACTAAAAATTTCAATAAAGCATTGGTTGAACGTATTGTACTTCTTTGTATTGTGTTCGTTTCAGTTTTTGTTTATTCGGGTTGTAAAACCCTTAAACAAACCAACAGTTCTGATGTAAAAAGTAATACTTCATTAACTTCAATAACCAATACTTCAACCGATTCAAACCTAGATGTAAAGAATTCAATTGAAACTAGTCAATCGACTTCCGGTTCATTGAATACAACCGACAAAGGAACTACTTCCGAAACGGTTGAAGAAACAACTACCAACACAAAATTGTCTCCACCGGATAGTACCGGTAAGCAATATCCGACTGAAACCACTACCACTAAACGAAATATCAAACGTGGTGAGAATAAGAACTCAACTGCAAATGCAGGCTCAAAAAGTGGTGCAACTACTAAGGCTATTAATGAAGATAAATCGAAGCTAAAAGCTAATGCATCGCTTAAAAATAAAGGTAAAGTACAAACAGCTACTAAAACAGCATCAAAACAAACTATTGAATCAAAAACACCAGGTTGGGTTTATGTAGTTATTATTGGGTTGATTGGACTTTTATCATTCATTACATATCGAATTCTAAAACGCTTTAATATTATAAAATAACATGGCGAAAACTAGCAATACCCCAGTTGATGAAACTGCAAAAGTGGAAACAACTACCGAAGCTGCTGTAACTGAAACAGCACTAGAAACAACTGAAACAGCAACTACCGAAGATGTTGTAACTGAAACAGTGCCTGAAGTAACTGAAACAGAAACTACCGAAGCCACTGTAATTGAAACAGCACCCGAAGGAACTGAGACAACAACTACCGAAGATGTGGTAACTGAAATAGTCCCCGAAGGAACTGAAGCAACAACTACCGAAGATGTTGTAACTGAAACAGTGCCTGAAGTAACTGAAACAGAAACTACCGAAGATGTGGTAACTGAAACAGTAACTGAAGCTGAAGAAAAAGTGGATCCAGATTTTCAAACCGAAGCTGAAACGCTTATGGCTTCGCAAAATGTAAAAGAAATTTGGCGTTGTCCTATCAAAGGATATTGGTTCACTAAAGCAGAAAACGCTTTAGATCACTCAAAGAAAGTGGACAAAAGTCCGGAACATTATAAACTGTAAACCATGACCGGATTACCAAATGTAGTAATTAGCCTCGTCCGTAACGGACTGGGTTTAGTAGCCGAAACCAACGATAACACAGTGGGCTTTATTTTGCCCGGTGTTGCCGTTGCTGATAAGTTGGTTCTGAATACTCCTTATGCTATTTATAGTACCGATGGAGCAAAAGCCCTTGGCATTGATGTGACAGGAACAAATACGGTTGCTTACCGTCATATTTCTGAATTTTACTCTGTAGCTCCTACAGGTTCAAAGCTTTGGATTATCGTAGTGGCTGCAACTGTAAAGTTGTCGGAAACGGTTGATAAAGATTTGGAAGTTTGCCCGGCAAAAATTCTGTTGAATAGAGCCAACGGTGAAATTATGGCGTTGGGAACTGCCGTTAGTGCGGATGCCGGAACTACCCTAGACGGGTTGGATACTGAGGTATCAACAACCCGGACAAAAGGTCAATTATTGGCTATGGAGTACCTGGGCAAAATTATGCCGTTCGTGTTGATTATCGAAGGTCGTAAAATGACCGATTCAGCTTCATTGCTTGATTTGCATACTGAAACTAAATATCGCACTTCAGTAGGTTTGTGCTCAACTATTACCGGAGGTTCTGCCTCCATTGGGTTGATATTGGGTTCTATTGCTTCTATACCGGTTCAGCGCAAAATATCGCGTATAAAGAACGGTGCTTTGCCTATTGATACTGCTTACTTGAGCGATGGCGTTGCAGTAAAAGGGCGTGAAGATTTAGGTACAATCAGCGACAAAGGTTATATCGTGTTGCGCCAGTTCCCGAACAAATCAGGTTACTTCTTTAATGGTGACTTCACAGCCACTTCGCTAACGGATGACCTGAATACAATTGCACGTATCAGAACTATCGACAAAGCGTTGAAAATAGCTTATAACACTTACGTGGAAGAGCTTGACGATGATGTGGAAGTAAACGACGATGGTACTTTGAATGTCGCTGTAGCTGCTTACCTGAAAGAAAGCATCGAAAAGCAGGTGAAGGATGCAATGAAAGGTGAAATATCCAAATTTACGGCTCAAATTGATACTACGATTGATATTCTTGCCGGTAACGCTCAAAAAATGTATCTGAACATCACTCCTAAGGGTTATTTAAACCCAATTGAAGTGGTATTGAGTTTTGTAAACGCTTAATAAATTAAATATTATGGCATATAGTTGGTCAGAATACCGCTGTTTTATGGGCGGTCGGTTTATAATCGGGATTCGTGGGTTTAAGTATAAAGCTGAGCGCGAAATCGAAGCTATCTACGGTGAAGGTGATGAACCTGTTGATGTTGGTTATGGCAATAAAAAATATAGCAATGAAATCAAGTTGCTTCAGAATGAACTTGAAGCTATTATTTCAGCAGGTGGTGGTGACCCTTTCAAAATTCCTCCATTTACGATTGTGCATTCTTATATTCCGCTAAATAGTGTAGGTGCTAAAATAGTGACCGACATTTGCGAAGGTTGCCAGTTTACCGAAATTGAGAAAGCCATGGAACAGGGTGCAAAATTCATGGAAATTAACACCCCTACGTTTGTCAAGAAAATTAAATACAACACAACATCACCCTATTAATTATGAAAAAAGAAACAACCCTTGTGGGCGAAGTGACGCCCGAACAAATTGCAGAGTGGAAAGCCAAATACGGCAAAGTTACAGGTGTAATTGTAGATGGTCATATTGCTTATGTTCGCAAAATTGACCGAAATACTACCAGTTACGCACTCAGTCAGATGTCGTTCAAAATGTCGAAAGGTGAAAACGATTCTAGCGATATTGAGATGAATATGGGTAAACTGATGAAAACCGGTGAAGCTGTATTGAATAACTGCTGGCTTGGCGGTAGTGAAGAAATTAAAAAGGATGAAACGCTTTGGTTCAATGCCTGTGTAAAAGCCGGTGAATTGATAGAGTTCAAGGAGACTGAGCTAAAAAACTTTTAAGCGAGGCTGAACAGTGGGGTGAGAATGATTGGGTCGGCTTAATGTCGACCCAATTAGAATACTACCTAGGCTATGATGTCTCGCACCTTACGGATGAACAATGGGCGCTGAAGGTTGCTCAACTTCACATTGTACGAAAAATAGAAGCTGAATCAAATAAGCAATAATGGGACCAGGTGTTGAATACATATTACGAGCGCGCGATTTATTGAGCGGTGTTTTGAAGAATGCTTCGAAAGCTGCTGACAATGTATCAAAAAGCGTCGACGGTGTAGGTAAGTCAACTGAAAAGGCGATGGTTCAAGCTGAAAAAAGTGTCAGCCGTGCTTCTAAATCATGGGAAAATTATATCAATAAAGTTCGTGAATCGAATAATGAAACAAACGATTTAGCGAGTGGAATTAAAAGGATTGTCGGTACGCTTGCAGTTCTTGAAGGTATAAAAACCATTGTCAAAATGGGTGCTGATTTGGAGCAATCTAAAATTAGTTTTGACGTATTACTAGGGAGTGCTCAAAAGGCTCAAATCATGTTGGCCGGCTTAAATAAATTTGCCAACGAAACGCCCTACGAAAACAAGCCATTGATTGACCAGGCTAAGTTATTGCTTTCGTTTGGTACTTCAGCAGAAAAGATTTTGCCAACCCTGAAAATGCTTGGTGATATTGGTATGGGAGATACCAATAAAATGCAGTCGTTGACATTGGCTTATGCTCAAATGTCGAGTGCCGGAAAACTGCAAGGTCAGGACTTGCTTCAGATGGTCAATGCCGGATTTAATCCACTCCAGGAACTCGTAAAGATGACCGGAAAAAGCATGGGTACTTTGCGATCTGAAATGGAAAAGGGAAAATTATCATCAGCTTTGATTGAAAAGGCTTTTGAACATGCAACAAGCAAAGGCGGTCTTTTCTTTGGCATGATGGATAAAATGAGCCAGACTACTTCCGGTAAGTTCTCTACAATGGTAGGAACTCTGAAACAAACAGGTGCTGAAATTGGATTGAAGCTTTTACCTTATGCCAATAGCTTGATGAATTTCCTTATGCCAATGGTTGATTGGATAGCTAAGAATGCTGACATGCTATTACAACTTACAGGCGTTGCTTTAGGTGCTTATGCAGCCTTTAAACTGATTACATGGGGTATTAAGCTTTGGACAATTGCTCAAGCAATTCTAAACGGTACTATGGCTCTTAATCCGGTGGGATTAGTTGTGATTGCTATTGCTGCTTTGATTGCTATGATAGTTGTTGCCTGGAATAAGTTTTCATGGTTCAGAGGTATTGTTTTCGGACTTTGGGACACGTTTAAATTATTCGTTAACTTCCTGAAAGATGCTGTAATGAATACAGTGAAAGGGCTAGTTGATATGTTTCTTGGACTAGGTAAAATCATTGATGGAATTTTTCACCGTGACTGGGGAAAAATAAAGGATGGAGCAAAACAAGTTGGTACAGGCTATGTAAATAGTTTTGCCGGTGGTGGCATTGTCAAAGCTGCTATCGACAACGGTTCAAAGGCCGGTGAAACATGGGCTAAAGGGTATAACAAAGGACTTAAAAGTTTTGCCAAAAGTGAAGCTGATAAAAAGAATGGTGTTGATGCAAGTTCTTTGACAAGTGGATTAGATACAACAGGTGGAACTACACCTGAAGATAAAATTAAAGATATTGCCGGTGGTGGTAGTAAAATAACACATGTTACTGTGAATTTAAATAAGGAAATGATCGGACAATTTATTGTACATGCTACTTCAGTAAAAGAAGGCGTTGATGACATGAAAAAACTGGTAATGGAAACTTTAGCTCAGGTATTGAATAGTGCAAATAGAATAGCAACCGAATGACATGTCAAATAACTATCAGTTTAATGAATTTGATTTAGGACAAATCTTCAAAAGTGTTTGGGGATACACCGCACCTCCACTATTATTTTCATTGCAAAATACAGTTGAAAACAAACTATTTGGTAAAGCTTCGGATAATTCGGATTTTTCCTTCGCAACACCTTCGGAACGGCGTGAATACAATATCAAAGGAACTCCTTTTTATGGCTTGAATAACAATGGGAATGAGGTGTTTTTGCCTATTTGGTTGATTCGTGCTGATGGCACAAAGTTTATGCTTCAAAATACGGTATCATCCATTGTAAGCAAAAAAACAATTGTAGAAACACAACTTGTCAATGCCCAAGGAAATGTAAAAGAGGAAATATCAATGGATGATTGGGACATAGCTGTAAAAGGAATTATTGTTTCACCAGATGGTGATTATCCAGACCAACAGGTGTTTGATTTAAAAGAGATTTATAAGTCTGCTGAATCACTGGGTATTCAAAACGCTCGTACTTCATTGCTTTTTGAAGGTAATGAAAAAGTAGTAATCAAAAATTTAAAGTTACCGGAACTGAAGGGGATGAAAAATGTACAAGCCTTTGAATGTGATTTGGTAAGCGATATTGAATTTCAACTAATAATTTCATAATGTACGTCAAGCTTAAAGGACATGTCGAAATAAATCGGGCAGATGGAAAAAAGTTGTCATTTGATGCTTTTCATTCTGTGGATATAGAACTTGATATACACAAAATTAATCAATCATGTAAGATTCAAATACCAACATCATCCCGGTTGGTTTATAAAGACAAGAAGGTTGGAGAAAGCGTTCAGACAGCCACACAGTTTGCCCGTGGTGATAAAATAAGTGTCTGGTTGGGATACAACAATGATTTGCGCTTAGAATTTGAAGGTTTTATTTTCAGATTGAATTATAAAACACCCTTAGAAATTGAATGCGAAGGTTACGAATTTCAACTGCGAAGGCCATGCGAAACAATAACATGGAAGTCTACAACAATGAAAACCGTACTTCAGTATTTGATTTCAGGAACTGAAATTGTTTTAACTGACAATATCCCGGATATAAACTTCACTAAGTTTATTATCCCGGCTAATATGACCAAACTTGAAGTTTTACAATTGCTGAAAGAAAAATATGGAGTGACTGTATTTTTTATGGGTAAAACGCTTTACGCCGGATTAGCCTATGTTATTGATCGCGGAACTGTAAAATATAAACTTGGATATAATACCATAAAAGCCGATGACCTTAAATATAGAAGTGCTGATGATGTAAGTCTGAAGGTAAAAGCAATTTGGATAAAGCCAAATAATACAAAGGTAGAAGCTGAGGTAGGTGATAAAGAAGGAAGCCAACGGACATTGTTTTTTTATGATGTGTCGAGTACTGCTGAACTTAAAAAACTAGCAACTGAAGAAATAAAAAAGTACAAATATTCCGGCTATGAAGGTAGTATCACAACATTTTTACAACCATTTGCTCAACCATGTATGAAAGCATCCCTAATTGACCCAAAATATGACGAACGTGGAGGTACTTATTATATTACTAAAACTAAAGTCAAAGCTGACAAGAATGGCGGTCGTAGAATGATTGAAATAACAGTTAAGTTACTATGACGAATGAACAAAAAATATTAGAAAGCATACGAAGGCTTGGAAATGGTAATGACAAAACATTCCTGGCAATAGTTGAAAATAATTATCCGGATAAGGATTACATTGATGTAAAAGATTTATCCGATACACTTTACCCTGATGTCAGAAAGAGAGCTTCACTGGGAACGGATGATGATTCAAAAAAAGGAATAGTAATTACACCGACTTCAGGTTCTTCGGTTATCGTTAGCCGTATAGGTGAAAGTGATGAGTTATTTGTTGAGATGTTCTCTGAAGTTGAAAGTGTCGTATTTGATGGTGGTGAAAATGGCGGATTGACTATTACACCAAAATTAGTCCAGGAACTAAATAAGAATAATGAATTACTTCAGGCAATCGTAACGGTTCTTTCGGGAACTCTAATACCAGAACCTGGTAGCGGTTCACCTAGTGCATTGCAAACGGCATTAAAAGGAGCAATAACAGGGAAACAATTAGGTGACTTTTCAGAAATTGAGAATACGAAAATTAAGCACTAATGGGAATAGGGAAAGGCATATTGTTGGATGATAATTTTGAACTTCAAATAAATGTAGTTAGGGATTCAAATGGACTTATCACTTCGGGCTTAACGTTTGGTGACATTACACGGCAGAATCAAAAAATTATCTTATTGGCAGAAAAAGGAGAAATAAAAGAAGTTCCTACTATGGGAGTTGGTATTGCTTCTTTCCTTGATGATGATAATCCTTTAGATTTGCTTGCAGAAATAAATGAAAATCTTTGTAATGATGATCAAACTATTAAGACTTGTGTATTTAATATAACTGGAAAACTTATAATTGATGCTGGATATTAAAGTTAAAGAACATCAATCCTTATTCGATATCGCTATTCAAGAATGCGGTTCAGTGGAAGCGGCTTATGAGTTGGCTGTTATGAATGGATTGAGTGTGACTGATGATTTGGTGACTGGTGAGACGCTTAACCAAGCGTCTGTACTGAATGCTGATGTAGCGGCTTATTACAAAAACAAAGGCCTGCAACCGGCAACAGCCATAACGGTACTTGCTGAATTGGTTGCTTCGACAGTTGATCACTATATTAGTTATGATTCAATCGTTCAGAGTGATGAGGTGATTGTAATGGACAATCAGGATTTCTTTGATTTAGCAGTGATATACTGCGGTTCTGCGGATGCTGCGTATGACTTCGCACTGCTGAATGAAATGAGCGTGTCGGCAGAGATTACCGCCGGAACTAAGCTAAAGAAGCCTGCTGTGGTGAATACAAAGATTCAGAGCTATTACAAAACAAAAGGCCTTCAACCGGCTACCGGCTCAACGATTTCAGGTGGAACTGGTGGAGGTGGTGAAACTCCAACAGGCGAACAAGGTATAGGATATTGGGCAATTGAAGTTGATTTTATTGTCAGCTAATTCAACGAATTAAAACGAATTATACTAATAACATGGCACGTACAGTAACAACAATAAAAGCAACAATGACCGATGCGTTTATGAACTCATCGATTATGGCCACTATATATGGTTTCACGCATGGAGACTCGTTT